TCTTCGTCAGTATCAATATCATCAATCTCAATAATATCCGGTCTAATATCTTCGTTACGTGTACCCCTAGGAGATTGACCTGCTCCAATGGCAATAAAAGATGCTCCGTTTTTAGTTACAAAATAATCTCCCGACCAATCAATTATACCTTTTTGTTCTCCAAAATCGGCAATAATACGCTGATTAGATTCAAGGTTTACCTTATACGGTTTCAATAAATTTTCAGCACTATCTTTTGTTGCTGAAACCATAAGAAGGTTAAATGCTTTCTCGAATAAAATAAGATATATATTCTCCATCATTGAGCGTGCTGATTTAGCAAGCTCCCTACTCCACGGTTTTACTTCATAAATAACATCATTTTCAATCCATCGTTTTGATGAACGTTTATGAAATGGTGCAGGTTCAGAATAGTAATAATTAGGGAAATAATATTTAAAGAAGCCTTCATAATCTCCTTTACGATATGATGCTATTCTTTTTTCTTTAGTTGCTTCATCTTCCTTTTTTACATATGTTTGTTTAATAAGATTAAGCCTAAATTGTTCCCATTGTTTATATGTAGCTTTATCGTTAGCCATTATTTAAGCAAAGTTTTAATATACTTATCCTGAATTTCAACAAACTCCTGAGCTTTTTTTAGATCAACCATTTTAAGCCAATCAAGAAACTTTGTAAAAACATCAATAGTATCTGCAACAGATGTCTCAGTTTCAAGATTACGGATAGCAGCAGAAACTTTTACAAGCACATCAGCTTCAGAGCCTTTAGCAAAACGTTCTCCTTCTTCTCTTGCTTCTATTGCATTTTGAATAGCATTTACTTGAGCATAAAATCTTTGAAGAGTTTCTTCTTTTGATATTGTATAGGATGCTTTTAATTTATCCCAGTCGTTATCATTTACCCATTTTGACATTGTCTTTGTAGATATGCCAACTTTTTCGGCAATCTCTTTTTGGGTAAGATTTTCTTTAATATATAATATGCGTGCCCATTCCTTTTTTTGATGATTAGTTAATTCACTCATTTGTTAAACAAAATAATTGTATAAATTCAATGACAAATGTATATAATGCTGCATTTATATTCAATTATATGATAATATGTTTAATTAATTGATTTAATAGTTAAACAAAAATTTGACAATATAAAAAAGCCCCAATATCTTTGATTCAAATTTTATAATTGATTTTAATGCCTATGACATTTATATTATCAGATGAAACTATTAATCGATTTGGATTTAGAGTATTGACTTCCGGAATAGATTTATCAGGATATAAAAAAAATCCTGTTATTCTTTTTAATCATAATGGAAATATGATGTCTGTTGGTAAAATGACCAATTTAAGAGTTGAAGATAAAAAATTACTCGGCGATCCTGAATGGGACGAAGCTGATGAACTTGGATTGAAATTAAAGAATAAATATGAAAAGGGTTATATGAATGGCTTTTCTATTTCATTTGATCCAGTAACTCTTTCTGATGCTCCTGAAGATATTCTTCCTGGTCAATCTTTAATGACAGTTAAAACATCAGAGCTTCTTGAGATTTCGGCAGCAACAATTCCTGCGAATAAGAATGCTGTAAGATTGTCTGAAGGCAAAGAAATTCCACAAATTAAAAAAATTAAAATGAGAAAAGTACTCACAAAACTTGGATTAGCTGAAGATGCAACAGAAGATCAAGCTATTGAAAAAATTGAAGAACTTGAAAATAATCAAGGTTCTGAAGAATTAGATGCTTTAAAAGCAGAGAACACCGAATTAAAAGCTAAACTTGCAGCTGCTGCCCAAAAAGAGCTTGAAGCAAAGCAACAAGAATTAGCTACAGAATTAAGCAATCCGAAAAAGAATTTCACTGAAGTTTTAAAAATTCAAATTGAAAAGATTGCTAAAACTGATGTTGATACAGCTCTATCACTTGCCAAAGCTCAACCTGAAGTAGTGACTCTTCATACAGTGCCGAATTCAGATACTGATGACAAAAAATGGTATGAAGGCAAAACTTTTACAGAATTGCAAAAGACTAATTCAAAAAAATTAGCTGAATTAAAAGCAAATGATTGGGATGCATTTGCAGCTATTTATAATGTTGAATTTGGCAAAGATCCAGTAAAATAAACTAATTTAAAAACTATTTTAATAATAATTAAATGACAGAGCCTACAATTAGCTATCCTTTTGGCCCTATGGATGTTCAATCTATTGATTTTGCAGCTTCAATTGATTTGGAGATTGTGAATCAAAAAACATTGGTTGAGATAGGAGAAATGACCGGAGCTTTAACATTAACAGCAGCAGCTACTAGTAAAGAACTTTATCCGGGTGCTGAATTAATAATTAAGTTACAATCTGACACAACAGCAAGAGATGTTACCCTTAGCACAGGGTTCTCAGGAACAACTATTGCCGGAGTAATCAGTAAAACAAAATATGCAACATTTGTGTATGATGGAACTAATTTCGTTCATGTAGGTACACAACAAGTTGATTAATTTTAAAATGTAAAACGCAATGAAAGGAATAAAGTTTTTATTGATGACAATGGTTGCTATGGTAATTTCGATAGGAGCCGGAGCATTTGGAGCAACAATAGGGTTAGATCCTTGGGCAACTTCTGGTATTGTAATGGCAAGTTCATTAATACCTAAAGGAGCAACCGGATTAATGTCCGGAATTAACGTTGAAATTTGGCAGAATTTTGTAGTTGAAAATTTATTTAAAAATAATGAATTTTTGATGCGATCTGTTGATGTTAGTGAGTTTGTATTAAATGGAGCGGTTGTTCATATTCCTAATGCCGGAAATCCGAGTGGAATTGTACGTAATAGGACTAATTTACCTGCACAAATAAAACGTAGAGTAGATTCTGATATTAGTTATGTATTAGATGAGTTTACAACAGATCCTGTTGCTATTTTAAAAGCCGATGAGGTAGAATTATCATATGATAAGATGTCATCTGTGTTGGGTGAGGATATGTTAGCTCTTCAAGAATTATTTGCCGACTGGATGTTATATAATTGGCGAGTTGATACATCAACTAAAAGAGTACTTACTACCGGAGATGCTGTAGCTGCTCATACAACTAATGCTACTGGTAATCGTAAAGCTGTTACAATTGCCGATATTAAATCATTACGACTTAAAATGAATAAGGATAATGTGCCTAAAGCTGGTAGAGTCTTAATATTAGATAGTGATATGTTTGATCAATTAACATCAGATATGACAGCTACTCAATATAGAGATTTTTCTTCACAATTGAATGTTGCAGAAGGTTCAGTTGGCCGTTTATTTGGATTTGATATATATGAACGATCAACAGTACTAGTTGCTAATTCTAGTAATGAAATTAAAGAACCTGGAGCAACCGGAGCAACTACTGATAGAGGTGTTGGTTTAGCATGGCAGGAAACTATGGTTGAAAGAGCTAAAGGAACTATTGAAGCTTTTGAAGATCTTAGAAATCCAACAATGTATGGAGATGTTTATTCATTCTTAGTTCGTGGTGGTGGACGAAAAAGAAGAGCTGATAATAAAGGTGTATACGCTTTAATTCAGGATACAGCAGCATAAATAAGTTTTGGTTCATAATTGTGAAAAGCTCCTTGCATAGCTTGGGGTTTTTTTTGAAAAAATAAAAATAATGGGATTACCTAACGTAACGATTTCTGTATTAAATAATCAACTTGGAGCAACTGCCGGAACTAATGATGGTATTGTTGGGATGTTATTGAGTGCTATTGATGACGGTAACGTACCAATGGCAACAGCTAAACAAATATTTTCATTAGCAGAAGCAGAAGATCTAGGTATTGATGCAGCATACGATACAGATAATTCGGTAACTGCTTATGCAGAAATTGCAGCATTTTATGCTCAAGCCGGAACAGGAAAAGAACTTTGGTTTATGTTGGTTCCACAAGCAAAAACATTAGAAGAAATGTTTACAGATGCTAATTATGCAACTAAGCTTGTTGATGATTCCAATAAAACAATAAGAGTATTAGCAGCAGCAAGAGTTCCTGCATCAGGAGAAACTCCAACTATTACAGATGGATTCCCTGAAGATTTATGGAATGCTTTAGCTGATGCCGATACATTTGCTGCAAATGAATTAGCGAAAATGAATCCTTTAAGGATAGTTTTAGGTGGCTATTTATGGGATGGAACTCCTACTAATCTTGCTGATTTAACGGAATTAACAAACAACAGAATTGGAATTGCAATAACTGGTGATGAAGATGGTAATGTTTCAATTGGCCCATTAATGGGACGTATTGCCAATATTCCAGTACAGCGTAATATTGGACGTGTTAAAGATGGTGCTATTTTATTAACTAATGCATATTTGACTGATGGTACATCTATCGACGATTTATCTGAAGCACAAATAGCTTCAATCCATAATAAAGGTTACATTCTTTACAGAAAATATGTAAATAAAGCCGGGTATTTCTTTGCTGATGATCCGATGGCAACAGCTGATACTGATGATTACAAATCTTTAGCTCGTGGTAGAGTTATAGATAAAATGATTCTATTAACTTATTCTACATATGTAGAAGAATTGCTTGATGAAGTACCAATTAATACAGATGGAACACTGGAATTAAGTTATGTTAAATATATTCAGAACTTAATAACTAATGTATTAAATCATGAAATGGTTGCAGAAGGAGAATTAAGTTCATCAAGTTGTTATATAGATCCTTCTCAAAATATACTCGCTACCAATAAGCTGGAAATTGCAGTTCGCGGTATTCCGGTTGGTTATTCTAAAGAACTAGATATTACTCTAGGATTTGAAAATCCACAAAACGCTTAAAAATGGCAACATTTAACAGTAAAGAATACAGTTGGGCAGATATTAGCATTTTTATAGCTGGAAGAAAGGTTGTAGGTGCACGTTCAATTAAATACAAAGAAGCAAAAGAGAAAGAATTTATTCATGCTTCCGGAGATGAGCCTCGAGGAATCGGCCATGGAAATAAAACTTATGAAGGTGAATTAATTCTTTTACAATCAGAATATGAAGCTCTAGAAGATGCTGCTGGTGGAAGTTTATTAGATGTTACTTTAGATATTATAGTAGCATATTCGCCTAAAACTGGAGGATTAACACGAACAGATGCATTGAAATTTGCTGAAATAACTGAAGCAGAAAAAGGAATGGCTCAGAATGATAAATATGCTGAAATTACATTGCCTTTGATGTTTCTAGGTATTGATAAAAATATTTAAAAACCCTAAAAAATTACAATTATGCCAGAATTTAATGTTGAAGAAGCTAAAAAAAAATATGGAGAAATTTATTCTGTAAAGATTGGAGATTCTAAATGTTTTTTAAAGCAGCCAAATAGAAAAGATTTATCAAGAGCTACTGCTGTCGGAGGTAATGATGCCATAAAATTTAACGAAATACTCTTAGAAGCTTGTTTTATTGGTGGTGATGAATCATTTAAAACTGATGACTCTAAATTTTTTGCAATAGGGCCAGTTTTAGCTGATTTAATAAAATTTGAGGAAGCTGAAGTAAAAAAGCTATAGAAGCAGCCAAAGTTATTGAAGGAGATATTGTTTATATTAATACACTCCTTCAGTATTATAATATTTGTAATAATCCTGATGAATTAACCAATGAAGAATGGGCTCTAAAGTATAAGATACTTGAGCATATTCGGAAAAAAGAGAAGGAATCTGAATAATGTCAGTTGACTACAGAATAAATCTGATTGATAAAATTACCGCTCCATTAAAAAAAGCTATTGATGGAATGGATAAGCTTCGAGCAGCTAGTCAAAAGACAAATAGTAAGTTAAAACTCCTACCCAATTCTATTGATCAATTAGAAGATAAATTAAAGAGATTAAGATCTGCACAAAAATCATCATTTACAGTTCAAGGAATTTTAAAATACAAAAATGAGATTCGAGCAACAGAAAGAGAATTACAACGATTAAATAAAATTGCGGGAACTTCAAAAAATAATCTTTCATTTGGAGGTATGATTACTGGAGGTGCTATTGCTTATGGAGCTTTTAGAGGATTTAAACAAATGATTTCTTTATCTTCCGATTTAGAACAATCCAGAGTTACTTTTGAGACAATGCTTGGTAGTTCTAGTCAGGCTGACCAAATGATTAATAATCTTAATGATTTTGCAAATGCAACTCCATTTAATAATACGGCATTATATGATAATGCTAAATTGTTATTAAATTTTGGAATGAATGATGCATCAATAATTCCAACGCTTAAAATGCTTGGAGATGTTTCAGGTGGATCAAAAGAAAAATTAGATTCATTAACATTGGCCTTTGCACAAATTCAATCGCAAGGTAAATTAACAGGACAGGATTTGTTACAAATGATTAATGCAGGTTTTAACCCTTTACAAGAATTAAGTCAAATGACAGGAAAATCAATGGCGACATTGAAAGATGAAATGTCAAAAGGTTTAATTACTTCAGAAATGGTTACTCAGGCATTTCAACATACAACATCTGAAGGCGGTAGATTTTTTGGAATGATGGAAAAACAAAGTCAAACTGCTGCTGGAAAATGGTCTACTTTAGTTGGGAAAGTTCAACTGGCTGCTGCTAATTTTGGAACAAAACTTTTACCAATGCTTACAAAAGTAGTTGATAAATTAATTCTTTTAGTTGATTGGATTAGTCGGAATATTAGAATTATTACAAGAATTACAGCTGTTATTGCAACAAGTCTTATTGTATTTAAAGCAATTAATATTGCATTAAAGTCATATCAAGTAATTCAAGTTGCCATTGGGATAGCAACAAAAGTATGGACAGCGGCTCAATGGTTATTAAATATAGCTTTAAATGCTAATCCTATTAGCTTAATAGTTATTGGCATTGCATTATTGATTGGGGCAATTGTTATTGCATGGAATAAATCTGAAAAATTTAGAGCCACAGTTCTAGCCGTATGGGAAACAATGAAAGGCTGGGCTACATTTATTAAAGATATTCTAATCCATAGATTAAAAGCTATGCTTCAGGGCTTAGGTGCTATTGGGAAGGCAATGATGCATATTATGAAAGGCGATTTTAAAGCTGCTTGGGAATCAACAAAATCAGGGGCTTTTGATTTATTTGGAGGTTCAACAGTAATGTATGCTAAAGATCGTGGTCAGGGTTTAGGTAAAAACTGGGCTATAGGTTATCAAAAAGGAATTGATTCTTTTGCAGCATCACAACAAAAAACGCCAGGTAAAGTTGGAACTACTAATCTGATGCCTGGAACCAATAATATTGCTCCTTCTTCAGATCTAATTGCTGCATCAGGAATTCCAACGGAACAATTAGGAATACCAACAGGAAGTTCATTTAATGATGCAAAAGGAGCTGCCACAATTACAAGTGGAGGATCTAAACAAACAAATATAAATATTACAATTGGAAATCTAGTTGAAGGACTTACATTTTCAGTTACTAATATAAAAGAATCAACTAATCAATTGAGAGAATTAGTTCAAGAAGAATTATTAAGAGCAGTTAATTCAGTTTCGGTATAATGTCAGGAGGAAATTACATAGCATTGCCTTTTTTACCATTGAAAAAAAATCCTGTTGTTGCAGCAGAACCTTTTGATAGTATTGTTATTTCTGAAAAAAGGACATATGCAGAAATAAAAGATGTATTAGGAAGATATTATTATATGCCTGTTGAATTAGGTGGTATTTGGCTACCTAATGAACCAATTATAACAATTACAAGGCAAAAGAATATTATAAAGACTGTAGTAAGTGGTAGACAAGGAACTGTTAAGGAACAGTTCTCTGCAAATGATTTTTCTATCAATATGAAAATTAGAGCTATTTCTGAAACTCTTGATTATCCTTATGATTTAGTTGAAGAATTAATTGAATTATTTGAGATAAATGAAGCTTTGGATATTAACAGTCCAATTACTGATATTTTAGGAATAACAAAAGTAGTTATTGAAGAATATACTTTAGATGCCAAAACAAAACAAAATATTCAGGATATTACTTTGAATTTAATAAGTGATGATGATTTTACAGCAATATTGATATAATGTTTAACATGATTGCAAATATAACTATCGGCAATTATCAATTTGAAAGCGTTAATTCGATTGAAATTGAAAGAAGCAGCAGATCTTTAATTGATACTGCAAAAATATTATTGCCTTTAGAAGCCGTTTTTGCCAATAATACAAAACAATCATTATCAAAAGTTGTAAAAAAAGGAGATTCTGTTATTATTCAACTCGGGTATGGAAATGATATTGAAACTGAATTTCAAGGATATATAAATAGTATTTCAGAACAGGATAATAAAACTGTTATTGAATGTGAGGATGAAGCTTATAAATTACATTCTAAAATAAGTAATAAATCCTTTGAAAATACTACTTTAAAAACAATCATTGATTTTGTTGCTCAGGAATGTAATTTAGAAGTATCTAATGATATTCCTGATGTTAATATTAATGGCTTTTTAATATGGAATAATTCGGGACTTGATGTTCTTAATAATTTAATGAAAGATTATGTTCTTGTAGCTTTTATTGATTATGATAATAAATTGTTTTGCGGATTGCGAAACGTGTATAGAACAGGAGATGTTGTTTTCGATTTGAATTTAAATACAATTTCTCAAGAAAATCAGATTAAATTTAAGACTGAAGATGATGAGAAATATCTTATAAGAGCTATTTCTGTTCAAAAAGATAACTCAAGATTTGAAGTTGAACTTGGTGATACTGATGGTCAATTAAGGACATTTCATTTTACTGATGTATCAGATGAAGAAGATTTACAAAGATTAGCACAAGAAGAACTTAATAATTTAAAATTTACAGGTTATGAAGGAACAGTGACTTGTTTTGGGCAGCCTTTTACTCAATATGGTATGAATGCTGAAGTAAGAGATAGTAATTATCCAGAAAGAGAAGGTAATTATTTAATTGACTCAGTTAAAATAACATATAATAATGCAGGTTTTAGAAGAATAAATGAACTAGGAATTAAATTGTGAGGAAAGATGAAGAAATAAAAAAGAAATGGCAGGAAATGATTGCGATGAAAAGTTATATTTTCCCAGCTAAAGTTAAATCAATCAATTCTGATAAGGCTATTGTTGAATTTGAAGGTTTACAATTACCTGCAAGATTAACTTCTGTTATAAATACTAATGAAGAACGTTCATTTATAATTCCTGAATTAGAATCTGATGTATTAGTTGCTATAATCAATGGTGATAAAAAAGATTTAGTAATCATTGCTTATAGTATTATTGATGAGCTACAGATAAAAGCGAATCAGATTACTTTTAATAATGGTGATAAAGGAGGCTTGATTAATATTGAAGAATTGACAACGAAATTAAATAAGTTAGTATCTGAAGTTAATACTTTGAAAAATCAATATAATTCTCATATTCATGCTACTACTGCAACTGTAGGGACAACAACTGTTGTGGGTGTAATATCGCCAACAATTTCAAGAGCTGTTTCTATTAGTGAATTTGATTCGAGTAATTATATAGATGATAAAATATTACACTAATGCAAGATGTAGTGCTTGAAAATAATGATTTAAGTTTTTCTAATGGGGATTTTGCTATTAGAGATTCGTTATTACAAGAATCTAAGTTGATTTTAGTATCTAACATTGGAGATTGGCGACAATGGCCTGCTATTGGTGTTGATGTTGAAAATAATTTATTGGATGATCAGCCTATTTATAAATTTAAACAATTGTATACTCAACATTTAAAGTATGACAATAAGAAATTGACTAAATTTGAGTATCAAAATAATGAAATAAAAATAAATGTCGAAAACTCATAACATAATAGATAAACAAACAATACTTGATATTGCTCTATTATACTTTGGACATGTTGATTATGCTATTGATATAATTAATGCTAATACTGATATTGATTTTTCGACTGAATTAATCAAAGGCACTAATATTATTATTCCTAATATTTCATTATCTAATAATGATAAGAAATATATTGAATATTTTTCAGTTAATAATGATAAAATGGCAACCGCTGGAAATATTGAGTACTCATATGAAGATTATAATTGGATACTTAT